ATGAACGTACCGGCGGCGGCCGAGGGGTCAGTGCCCCAGCCACCAGTGGTGCGCCCATCGTCGAACGCCCTCACGAGCGCGAGTCCCTTGGGTCCAGCCCTGTTGTGGAACGGCAGGGGCAGCGGCACCTCGAGCGCGTAGTTGTCAGTCCTCCACCAGGGATTCACTCCCATCTTCGTCTCCCTTCAGTGTGTCGATGAACGCCTTGGCCTCCGGCTTGAGCGAGGTGATGGTCCTGATCTTCACGACCTTCCCCGCCTCACGCGCAGACTTGCGTTCCGTGGTCACCAGGGGCTGGAGCTGAGCCGCAACGTCGGGCTCGCTCCAACTTCCCAGGTCGTTCTCCTTGATGCGCCAGGACTGGAACCGTTGGATCACCTGGTGCAGGGTCTCGCCGACGATGGCGCCTGCGACACCCAGCGGGTCTGTCTCCTCGACGTGCTTGAGGAACTGCAGCGCCAGCGAGTTGGCGTACATGTGCTCCAGCTGGAGCGCCATCGCCATCTCTGTCGGAGCCAGCTCCACCGCCACCTCGTGCTCGTGCACGTAGTGCTCGATCAGCAGTCCGAGGAACGCACCCAGGATGGGCTCGCTCAGCATGTGCTTCTCGAAGGCGTTGTCCTGTGCGTACACGTTGGGGAACTGGAACCTGACCAGCCTCTTCTGCAGCGCGGTGCTCTTGTCCTTGGACTTCGGCTCCTTCTGCAGCCCCTCGATGAACAGCGCGTTGGTCTGCACCAGCGTGGCCGTCGACTCGTAGAGTCTCCGGATCCCGAACGGCTCGCCAGCGATCAGCGTCTTCTCCGCACCGGAGTCCTTGAGGTACTCCTCCTGCCCGTCATACACGATGTTGACGAGCTTCCCATTGAGGTCCAGCACCGCGGGTGACTTCTCCGCGATGCTCTGCCTCGTGACGTTCGAGACGTTGTGACGTCCGAACAGGTGCTGCACCATCTTCAGGAGCACGGACTTGCCGTTGCGCCCCTCGCCCAGGAACAGCAGGTACTTGACCGCTGACCAGCCCGGCGCCAGGCAGGTGGCCAGGTGACGAAGCAGAGCTCTGGCCTCGTCCTCTGAATCCACCCACTCAGCGATGACGGAGAACACCTCCTTGCGGAGAGTGTCGTCGTCGTTGAGCATGGGCAGGATGGTGTTGGGCACGAAGTCTCCGGTCGGATCCTTCAGCACCCCTGAGCCGTTCAGCCGGCGCAGTCCTTCCTCTGTCCTCACCAGCAGCGAGGTCACCGTGTCGTCGACCTGGTGGCAGTTCTGCGCCACCATGAAGTCGAAGCCACTGAGCTCGCCGTCCGTGCCGAACAGCATGTCGTACTGGTCCCGAGCAAGACGCTGGATCCCAGTGCGGTCGATCGGCAACCACATGGTTTCTGCAGGTGCCGGTGGTGATGACGTGTCACCCGTCTCGAAGTGAGCCGGGATGTACGTCACGCCCTTGTAGCGCACCAGCTCGAAGCTGGCAGCCATGGTGTGCGCGTGCTTCGCCCGGTCCTTCGGGGTCATCAGCTCCAGCATGGAGTCTCCCTTCAGTTGAGACGGTGGCCGCACCCCAGGGAATGGGCACGGCCACCGCCGGTCATGGTCAATCCTTCAGCGTCTTCAGGATCTTCAGCTTCCGCTCGATCGTGGTGATCTCCGCAGGGATCTGCGTCTCCACCAACTGCTCGACCAGCTGCTTCTGACCTTCAGCAATCTCAGTCATGCTTCTCCTCTCCGTGCACTCGGACTGTCCGAGCCCACCCCCAGGTCACACGGGGAGGAAGCGGTACACGCGCTTCATGCTCGCGTCGGTATCTGCACCGCGCGGCATGATCCGGCCGATGAGCTGACGCCGCAGGCTGTCGTCGTCAGTGTCATCCAGGATGATGAGCCGGTCACACATCTTGTCGAGACCATCGGTCCCTGTCGCGAGGCTCGCCGTCCCGATCAGGACGGGGAACCCACCCTTCTTGAACGAGTCAAGAACAGCGGCCTTCACCTTCGTGGTCGACTCGCCTGTCACCAGGCCGACCCGCCACGAGTAATCCACCATGGATGCAGCCAGTGACCGTGCCACCGTCGCGTGGTTCGCGTAGATGAGCACGGGCCCTGTGCCTGCGTCGATGATCGAGAGCACCGCGTCGAGGACGTGGGGTTGGATGAACCCGCTCTCGTTGACCAGGCGCTGGAACGTCTCGGTGTGACGACGCTCCATCTGCGACGCGATCATCTTGTGGTCACGCCTGTTGTAGCTGTGCGACTCCATCTCCGCTGGCAGCGGAGTGTCGTACGGTACGTCCTCGATCGAGTACACGAGATCGTCCTCCAGGTAGTAGACGCCCGGCATGGCAGCCAGGAACTCGATCGAGTTCTGGTACCGGTGGAACCCGATGACCTTGGGCTCCATGCCGAACGGGTTCTGCTCCGTGATGCAGTGCTTGTACAGCCACTCGAGGTAGCCACCCTTGTTGCCGTGCGGGTCCAGCACATGTGCCACGCAGTACACACGCTCGGCATCGTTGTAGTTCGGGGTCGCCGAACAGATGATGAGCGGTGCCTCCAGCCTCCGAGCCAGGGTGTCGAGCTTCTTCCACCCCTTGCCACCGTGACCGCCGAGCATGTGGAACTCGTCGACGATCACGGGAACGTGGCGACTCAGGAGGTAGTCCTTCATCCGGAACTTCGCGTGACTGATGGTGGTCACCTCGAGCCCGAACACCTTCGCCACCTCCTGCCACGCATCGTAGGTGGAGGGGGGTGTGACGACGAGGACGCGGGTTGCGCCCCTCATCCTCATCATCATCAGCGAGGTGTAGGTCTTGCCGGCGCCCGTCTTGAAGAACAGGCACGCCTTGTCGTTGAGCTGGTCAGCCCAACCGAGGAACGTCTTCTCCTGGTAGTCGAACCAGGTGACACCCAGTTCGGATGCCACCCGGCTCAGGAGGTTAGGGCTCACGCCTCGACCTCGAAGCGGCAGTGCCGGAACCCCGGCCGCACACACTGCTGCGTGGTCGGGTTGTGGAACGCCTCCTCCTCGTCGCAGTGGATGCACTGCGGCTCGGCCTTGGCCATCACCATGGCGAGCGTCGTGGTGTTGGCCTCCTTCTGCGCCCAGTACTCCTGCGGCGTGCGGGCGTGGATCATGTCCTCGCCCACCACCTTCCGGAAGATGTCCATGTACCCGTCGACGTCGTCGGAGTTGTCCGAGTAGTCAGGGCTCACCTGGCTGCGAACCAGCTTCATCCCCGCCTGCATCAGCGGGACCTCGCACGGCTGGATCTCGTGGCCAATGATGCCACTCCACACCTGTGCAATGCGGGCGAACGTGTCGACCGGATCCCCGTACAGGGTGACCCGACGATCCACGATCTCGTTGGTCGTCTCGTTCATGTCTCTCCTTCAGTTGGCCTGGATGTCCCAGGGCTTGTGGTTCAGGTGGTCCCGGATGATGTCGGCAATCAGTCGGTTGCCCTCCGGTGTCTTGACGAATCCGAACAGCGCGATGCGCGCCGCCGATCGGAGATCCTGGTGGTGTGTGCTGGTGCGCCACGACCACACACCCAGGGCCTGCATGACCCCCGGTGTGATGACCGCCTTGGCGCCCATGTTGTCCAACGACTTGAAGCCGGTGGCGTCACACATGCGCGTGACTCCGGCCTGCATCTCCCGGTCGGGGGAGAGGTTGGCCCGTGGTCGGTAGCCCTCGACGAAGCCGGTCTTCGGCGTGCCTCGCACGCCAGTGGCGAACCAGTCCGCCACCTCCTGCTCGTCCAGTCCATCGACCACCTCGTGTGACACGACGATGGTTCGGACCTCGGAGTCGAAGTCCATCTGGATGCACCCGGTATGCACAAGTCCAGGGTCCACGCCGCCGAGGTGTGTATAGTTCATGCCATCTCCTTTCAGTTCGGTCAGAACGAGGGGCCGGTGCCTGGTCAGCACCGGCCCCTCGTTGCTACTTGGTGTAGCGGTGGTCGTGCTTGATGTCAGCCACCAGGGGGAATCCCTGAAGCCGGGTGCGTTGCATGGCCCAAGCCATCTGGTTCTCCGCCCTCCCTCG